AGATAATGGATATCTTGTCAAGAAAATTGGTAGTGATTACAACTCGCCAACTCAACGTTCGATGAACTTAGGTATTTTAGAGTTTACCGAAAGTACTTATGTTCATAATGGAAAAACAATCGTGACTAAGACTCCTAAAGTAACAGGAAAAGGGCAAATATATTTTGTAAATAAATTTTTACAAGATTTGATGCTATGATATAAGAAAAGGAGAATAGATGAAAAGTATAGCTATATTACAGATTGTTTTTGATGTTATTCTAATAGCTTTGTTTGGATTTTCAGGCTTTACTGGTGAAATCATTGATTTAATTGTTGCTTTATTATGGTTCATTTGCTTATGGCTACATATTTATGAACTTAATAGATTTAAGGCTTGACTTTTCAAGTCTTTTTTGTTATTATATACTAAAGGAGAAAAAAATGACTAGCATATTTGATAAAGTACAGACAGCCAAGCATTTAAGAGAGCGTGAAGACTTAATAAATTTAAAAGATGACTGGCTCATTGATACGTTAATGCCTAGCTCACAAGCTGGAATATTAGTAGCACCATTTAAGTCGTTTAAAAGCTCTCTAGCAATGCACATGGCTTTAATGGTGTCGCAAGGGTTACCTTTTTTTGGTTACGACACAAAGCGTAGCAAGACACTATACATCGACAATGAGGACACGGACAGAGAACTAAACAAAAGGCTTAGAAATAAAGACACTGCACCAGAAGACTTACATTTTTTAACCGGTGGAGAGTTTATGCTTGATGATCCGCACCACATGAATTTATTATATGAGTACATCAAAGAAAATGATATAAAGTTCGTGATCTTAGATAACCTTATGACAATGCTAAGAAATGGCGATATTATCTACGGTAAAGACTTCGAGCCAATGCTTAGAAGAATTACACGCTTGAAGTTGCTCTTTCAAGATGTAACATTTTTACTGGTAGCTCATGCAAACAAATCAGCTTATGCAAACTCAATGGACGATAAAGCCTACATGGTGAAGCCTAGTGACGCCTTAGGTGGTTCTACTCTTACAGCTTGGGCGGAGTTTATGTTAATGTTAAGTCCTAAACGTGGCAAGCATAACGACTTCTCTAAGCTATCAGTAAAAGCGCGTGGATATCAGTTTGATGATGATTTAAACTTTTCTTACGTTGATTCAGTGTTTACTTGCGTTAATAAATCGAAAAAAGAACCTGATAGCGAACTGGTAGAAGAAGTCAAAAGGGAAACTCCAATCGAAACAACAAAAGAATCGGCACAAGCTTTCTTAGACTTAGCTAAAGAGCAAGGAAAGGTAACAGAAAATGAGTGATAAATGGTACGTTATTAAAGTTGGCGAAGAAGTTAAAAAAACACACTACCTAACAGATAGTTTCGTAGTGCGTAAACATTATGATTATTTAGATAAACGAATAGCTGATTCTGAAAATATAATAATTCTCACTACACCAAGCAAAGAAATAGCAGAAAGTACAAAGAGAGCGCTAGATGAACAATTATGAGAACAAAGCAATTATTTTACACGCAGAAGTTTACGGCTGGCTGTATCGTGCATTAGAAGAAATGGTAAAAGCAGAATGGCACAATGATGAACTTTTCAAAGTATGGCTTGGTCGTGCTGAATTTCTAGTCAGACAGTCTAAGAGGTTGCATACAGCTTGCGAAAATGATTATTCTAAACGTGCATTGATTAGAGCATTACAATTAAAAGCAGAAATAAATAAAAAAATATCATCTAATGCTTTACAATAGTAAATAATTTTGATATAATAGTATATATAAAAATAAAGGAGAAATAATGATAACATCTTTTGAATCACTAGCTGAAAGGCGATTAATTACTCTCAATTATCATAAAAAAGATAGTCAGCAGTATATCAATAGCTTAAATTACTTTGAATATGCTAGAATGTACTTCGAGAAAAATGGCTTTCCTGATGATAACAGGCGAGTTTATCAAAGTGGCAAGCGAAAAGGTCAAAAAGTTGGCTGGTCTGATAAAGAGGAAAAGCAACAAAAAGACGATATTAGAAAGTTCATTTATGAAAAGCAACTACAAAAGTTTAAAAGCAGAAGAAAAAGCTAGTAAACATTATGCCAGAGGCGTCAGAAAGCTGTCTAAAGAGCTCGAAGAAATGAACGAGACAAAGTATAGGGCAGAACCTAACGAGTGCTTATATGGCTTAATAAACGACTTGTGGAACTACTGGGACGACGGATACATTTTACCAATGCTTAAATATAATATCGAAATTACAAGACAAGGGAACGTATTTATCGTAGAAAGAGGAGAAAATGAGCGAAGTTGAAACTTTTGTTGAAATTGAGGGTTTTGAAAAATATGAAGTGTCTAATCTAGGCAAAGTTAGAAATATAAAAAGCGGTAGAGTGCTTAAACCTTTTCTTACTAAAAATGGATATTTAATGCATTTATTATACGAAAATAATAAACATAAACAGAAGCATCTATATTTACACAGAATTATAGCAACTGCTTTTATAGACAACCCTGGAGAAAAAACTCAAGTTAATCATATTGACGAAAATAAGACAAATAATGATTTAAGTAATCTTGAATGGTGTACTGTAAAAGAAAATAACATACATGGCACTAGAACAAAAAGGGTTGCCGAAAAACTCTCCCAAAAAGTTATTCAATTAGACTTAAACGACAATGTATTAAATGAATTTGAATCAATGAAACAAGCAGAACGAGAAACAGGAATTCCAAACGGAAATATAAGCAGTTGTTGCAATGGAAGAACAAAAAGTGCAGGCGGATATAAATGGAGGAGAAAATGAGCGTATACGAAAAATTAAGCATCATTAATGTTAATGATAAAAAGAGTAAAAAGAATAATCTTGACTATCTGAGTTGGGCGTTCGCTTGGGCAGAAGTAAAAAAAGTTTATCCTGAAGCTAATAGTAAAGTTTATGAAAATGAACAAGGGTTAAACTACCACACAGACGGTCGCACAGCTTGGGTTAAGGTTGGTATGACTATTGAGGGCCTAGAACACATTGAATATCTACCTGTAATGGACTATCGTAACCAATCTATCCCAGTTGAAAAACTGACTTCAATGGACGTAAATAAAGCCATTCAACGTGGACTGGTTAAGGCAATCGCTCGTCATGGTTTAGGGCTATACATTTATGCGAACGAAGATTTGCCTGACTTGACAGAAGAACAGAAAGAACTGGAAGCTGAAAAGCAACGACTTAGAGAGATCCAGCCACTTATCAAACGAGCCGAACAGCTAGGATATGAAAATATCGATAGCTTGAAAGATAAGACTAAAAAAGAAATTACCGACATCATGAAGATTTGGTTAGCACAGCAAGAAGCAGAAAAAGGAGAATAATTAAATGGCAATCATCACAGTTACAGCACAAGTAAACGAAAAAAATACACGTACAGTAAACACAGCAAAAGGCGACAAGAAAATTATTTCAGTTCCTTTATTTGAAAAAGAAAAAGGATCTAGCGTAAAAGTTGCATACGGTTCAGCTTTCTTGCCTGACTTCATTCAATTAGGAGACACAGTAACAGTAAGCGGTCGTGTACAAGCTAAGGAATCAGGCGAATACGTAAATTACAACTTTGTTTTCCCCACAGTTGAAAAAGTGTTTATCTCTAATGATAATAGTAGTCAATCACAAGCTAAACAGGACTTATTTGGTGGTTCTGAACCGATTGAAGTTAATACGGAAGATTTACCTTTCTAGTGGAAAGTTGGTTATATGTACACAGCAGAAGAGAAAGAGCAAATCATCGACATCGTGGATAAGATGAGCTTGCTTAAACAAGACTTTGACGGAGCTTTCACTTGGATCAAGGAAAACGTGGCAATGCCATTTGACTTTGACGGAGAACAGCAATTCATATCAGACTTGAAACAGTTAGTTAAAATTAACGCTTTGAAGTTTGGTAAAATATATGAAGGAGTATTAAATTGACAACATTAAGAGAACTACACAAAAAACTTAAAATCAAACAAACGCTTGACAACTACGTACGAAACACAAATAAAAAATACAAATATAACTTTGTTCCTGATGAAATTCTTGGCGAGGGAATGGCTAAACTGATTGAGCTTAATACGCAAGGTAAACTTGGACGACATGCACAGCAGATTGCTTATATCAATCATAACTTGAGCTTACAGCGTCAAAAAGAGCAACTGGAACAAGCTAACGAACGACTTGTTAAACGTGCTGAGAAAGCCCAAAAATTGCTTGACACGGAACTTTTGAAAGATAGCTACATCGAAACGCTTGAAATGTTTAGTAAATACAATTCAGCAAAACAATATACTATGTGGGACGACCTAGAAACTCCTGATAAAGTGATTGAGTTCATGGAAAAGAACGGAGTTAAACAAGGGAAATGGCTACGTCCTGAAGGAGTTGACGCTTGGTTCAAAGAACGAATCATTTGGTTCAAGAATAAATTGAAAGAATAATAATTAACAATAAAAACTTTTTGCTTGACAGCTTAGAGTTTTTTTATTATACTTAATACATCGAGTTAAGGAAAGAGGTAAAACAATGACAAAAGAAAAAGCACTTGAAAAAATTGAAATAATTTATAAACTTAATGGTGATTTTGACCATGCAACTAAGTACATAACCGGTTTATACGGGTTGACTCCTGACTTTTGGAAAGAAAACTTTGATTTTATAAGTAGTAAAATGATTGCCAAATACCCTAACTTGTGCTACGGCGGTATTGTCTAATGGAATTAAAACAATGCGTAACCTGTGGGGCTTCAAGTTTTACTAATGGTAAATGTGATTATTGCGGTAATCATTATGAAACGGAAACTATTTTTGAGGAGCAAAAAGAACAAGAAACAACTTATACAGAACTTAGGTTTCAAGAAACTAAAACAGGTAAACTAATACTAAAAATCATGATTTATACTTTAGTATCTATTATTTGGTTTGCTGTAACTGTATTTATCCCACCGCTGTTTATAATAACAATTATTTTATTAGTGGTCTATGGCACTTATCGCTTGATAAATAAAAAGAAATAGCTTATAACAGCATATAGAATAAACTAGAAAGGTAATAATGGAAAGAAAATACTTTAACGACAAAAGGTATTGCCATTGCTTCGATATCCCAACAAGTAATGGTTCAGGAGTTTGCAAAGATTGCAGAGGATATACAAACATCTGTTATAGTTGCGATCGCTGTCTACATTGCTGGTGTACATCGCAGATTGAACTGTTTACCGAATATGATGAACCTAAATTACTGGAACTTATAGAAAAATGGAATAAATTTTACCAAATCAGAAAGACAATAAATAATGCTTAAGTTAGACGAGAAGAAAATCAGAAAAGGCAAACCTATTGGGCTACCATATCAAGGAAGCAAGAAAAAGATAAGCAAGAAAATAGTTGAAATTATCAAACAGAACTTTGGCACAGACAAGCCGATATACGACATCTTCGGAGGCGGAGGAGCAATTACAGCCGAATGTATTTTAAATGGTTTAGAAGTGTATTATAACGACTTAGATAAGGATATAACCAACGCATTTGAACGAGTTATCTCTCAAGACCGTGAATGGATTAAAACGCTAATTATTTCACGTGAGGAATTCTTCGAGATTAAAGCGAAAGAAAACAAGACAACAGACGATTTTTTGAAGTTGCTAGTCAACTCTTTTGGGAATAAAAAGAGACATTATTTATATTCTAAAGAAATTTCAGATTTAAAATATAAACTAGCTAAAGAAATTATTGAAAAGCATGACGTTTTTACCGGTTATAAACAGACAGAAACATATAAGAAAGTTACTTCTGGGGCAGAGTGGGATTGGTTTAACGCTAAGCAAGAAATACATAAACAACTTGAACAACTTCCACGGCTTCAACATTTTTACAGACTTCAAAAAGTAAATAAAATAAAAGCAACGAATAAAAGTTATCATGATTTTAGTGAAGTTTCTGGAGCTATATTATATCTTGACCCACCTTATGAGGGAACCAACCAAGATGGTTATATAAATTCATTTGATAGTCAAGAGTTTTACGACTGGGCATTTGAAATAGCTAAAACTAATATCGTGATAATTTCAAGTTATTCAATTTCAGATGAACGTTTTGAAATTGTATATTCTTTTGATAAAGCACATAGAACTATCCAAGGTGGAGCAAGAAATGATAAATGTGAGAAATTATTTATGGTTAAAAACAGTTAATATTTGACAAAGTAAAAGCAATTTGATAGAATAGAGTTATAAATAAAGGAGAACACGAAAAATGAATTTATATGATGAAACAGTAGAAATTTTATCATCCCATGATAAAACGATTGCCGATATTGAATATATTGGTAGTACAAGGACAAAAATTAACACAAATAAAGCACTCAAATTTATGAAAAAAACTAATTATGATAGTGGTTTTGGCAGTCAAGAAATAGCATGTAACCTAATGATTAAAGGGAATGGTTTCGTCATGATACGAGGGGAATATTACGGCTCTGAATGGTGGGATTATATGCAAACAGACCCGTCTTTACCGCAAGTAGAGAGAGATGTTAAAAGCTTTAAAGTAAGCATAGGCCGGAATACTTTAGAAGAAATTAATGGTTTGGAAGTGTAGAGATGACAACTGAAGAAATAGTGCAAAACTATCAAGAGCAATTGCAATTTGTAAGCAAATACCCTAATGTTATGGAAAAATACAGACAATCAAATTAAGGAGAACAAAATGGAAGAATATGATGTAAATGTAAGAGTAGAGCTATTTGACATAGTAAAAGCTCAAAACGAAGACGAAGCGGTTAAAATTGTGGAAGAAAAACTTTTGAAAGACCAGTCATTGTTAATGGATAATTTAGTATACGAGGTAAATGAAGCATGAAAGATACAGTAAAAACTTTAATGATGGTTGCAGGTGTCAGCTTTGCGTTTATAGCTGTTGCATGGCTGGCTATGATTGCAATTTTGAGTATTGCATGGCTTGGAGGAATTATCTAATGAATTTTAAAAAGAATAGGCACTATACTAATGAATACGGTGTGGAACTTAACG